CGCCAAAGCGCTCGGCATCACATACGAGGCAGTTCGGCAGTGGGGCGAAGAGATCCCTGAGCTACGTCAGTACCAGCTTGAACTTGTAACGGACGGCCAATTGAAGGCCGACAAAAAGAAAACCGCTGCATAAGGCGTCCTTGTCAGTGATCTGTTGAGCGAATGATCGCCGGACCTGGCGGCCGCTACCACGGAAACAAATTTGAGGTTTTACGAATGGAAGATTTCTTGAGGGCTTGCCACACCACCATCAAGGAAAGTGGGGCGGAGGAACTTGCAGGGAAGATGTGCCTCGCGCACGTCAGCCTGCTGCAGCGCTCGAATCCGGATAACTCGGCTCACCACCTGACGATTGAGCATCTGTTCGGCGTTCTTCTGCACACCGGCGACATGCGACCGCTGATGGCCCTGGCAGACAAGTTCGGCTACGACCTGGTCGCGCGCGAGAAGCCGGCAGCCAAGCCGCTGATGGTTGCCCTCGGCCATCTGTCCGCCGAGTGCGGCGACGTCGGGCGGCTGATCTTCGACGCGGCCGCGGACAACCACATCAGCCAGCACGAAAAAGCCCAGGGCGAGAAGGCGATTCATGAAGCCATTGAGGCGTTACACATCCTGCGCGAATCGCTGAAGGCCGCCTGAATCGCAAGCATAAAAAAACCGCCTGGCAGGGCGGTCCTTTCAACAGCAATAAAACTCGTGGGTCATTATGAACACCAACACCGCTCCAGGCAATACCCCCGATGTCGCGACACTTTTACGGCATGAACAAAGCGTGTCGCGACACACGATGTCTTCCCCCGAGATAGCTCAGCTCACCGGCTACCTCAAGCACAAGGTGACCGCCCTCAAGCCTGACACCGAGACCGGCATTGAGCGTGCGGCATTCCAACCTCTCGTTACACCAGAAGGCCTTACTCGGTTGGCTGAGCTTCTGCAGGAGGTCAAGTAATGGCCGGCGACTGGATCAAATTTGAACTCACCACCTTGGACAAGCCCGAGGTTTGCCAGATCGCTGACCTGGCAGACATCGAACCCGATGCTGTGGTTGGAAAGCTGATGCGCGTGTGGGGCTGGTTCGACCAACAGACAGAAAACGGTAACGCTCCGAGCGTTAGCAAAAAGTTACTAGACCGTCTCGTAGGCGTTACCGGTTTCTGCGAGCACATGAAGTCTGTTGCTTGGATGATCGAGTCAGAAGGGGTGATAAGCCTTCCTCATTTCGACCGTCACAACGGGAAGACCGCTAAAAACAGGCTTCTCACGGCAAAACGCGTGGCGAATCACAAGGCAAGTAACGCAAAAGGTAACGCTACTAGCGTTAGCGGTGCGTTACCTAAAGAAGAGAAGAGAAGAGAAGATCAAAACCCTCTCTCTGCGCAGGAGTCGGTCGACCCTCGCATGCCGAGAGAAATGACTCTTAGCTGGGTGCCAGAACCGAAGATCCTCAAAACGTACGCACTGCACCAGGGCGTTTCGCTAGACCTTTTCACCGACCAGGTCTTGAGCGCATTCACTGGTCACTATGAGCCGAAGGGGCAAGTCAACACCGAGGCCGAGTGGGTAAGCATGCTGGTCAAGTGGGTGCGCAACGACCTGAACAGGTCGTCCAACGTCAAACCATTCGCGCCGCGCCAAGCATCTCAGGACTTCGACGACGACGCGACTGACTGGATTGAGCATGGGGTGGGCCAATGAAAAGCGTTGCAGTCGTAACCACGGGGCTGTGGGCGAAGGTTCAGTCGGGGCAGTACATCGCGAAGGAACAGCAACTACCTCAAGAAATTCAAGCAGAGCTCAACCGTGAAACTGCCATCGTGATCAACGGCTTGTTTCGCCAGCTGCGCGCGATCTTCCCCGCTTGGAAGCAGGCGTGGCCGGACATGGCTTCCTACAAGGCGGCAAAAAAAGAGTGGCTGCAGGCGTTCCTAGAGGCAGGCCTGCGCAGTCTTGATCAGCTGCAGTTCGGTCTAATGGGGGCTCGTCAGTCAGGAAGGGATTTTATCCCAGCCCCCGGGGTGTTCATCGGCTGGTGCACGCCAACTGCTGAAATGCTTGGCCTGCCAACGCTTTCGGCCGCTCATCGTGAAGCATGCCGCAATGCGCATCCCTGCATGGCCGGGCGTGCGCGGTGGAGCAACGACGCGGTTTGGCATACAGCGAAAGAGTGTGGCTTTGAAAGTCTGAACAAGCTGGAGGAATCGCTCAGCCTCAAGCTGTTCGAGCGCAATTACACCATCACAGTTAGGCGCCTGATTGAGGGGCTGCCATTGCAGAAAATGCCTTTGGCACTGCCTGAGCGAGTTGAAGGACGCCGCACACCTGAGATCGGAAACAGAGCGCTCGCCGAGCTGCGCGCTATGCGATCGGGGGCTGCCCGTCATGGCTGATCGCCGCCTTGCTATTCCTGAGATCGAGACCTACCGCTGGGCGGTGTTCTGCTGCTCGTTCAAGGTCGACTTGAGCTCGCCACCTGATCATGCACTTGCCCTTTTTGCCGATCCGGCTATGGCCCGGCGATACGGCGCCTGGATGTGGCCGGGCACTTACGAAGTCGTCGATGTCGTCACGGGGAACCCGCCATGCGAGTAAGTTCGAAGAAGCTCCGCGCCTCGGCCAATGGCCAAGAGTGCACCGTCCGGATGCCAGGCGTCTGCAACCACAATCCAGAAACCACAGTTCTCGCTCATCTGCCTTGCGGGCAAAAGGGTATGGGCATGAAGGGCTTAGACACCGTCGCTGTGTACGCCTGCAGCGCTTGCCATGACGTGATCGACGGACGCGCCGCCGGCGACATCGACTGGCGGGACATGCCGCGCGCCATTGCGGAAACCCACCAAGGCCTGATCCGGGCCGGAATTCTCACCGTTAAGGGGGCTGCATGATCGACATGACGCTGCCGTGGCCGCCGAAGGAGTTGAGTCCAAACGCGCGCGTGCACTGGCGGCAAAAACACAAACACGCGAAGGCGTACCGCCACGCCTGTGGACTGATCGCGTTGGCGCTCGGTGCGCCGCGCCTCAGTGGCAAAAAGTATTTCTGGGTCACGTTCTGCCCGCCGAATCGCCGCTCCTACGATGACGACAACCTGCTGGCGCGCTTCAAGGCTGGTCGCGATGGCATCGCTGATGGCCTGGGCATCGACGACAAGAACTTCGTCACCACCATCAACGTCGGCGAGCCGGTGGCGGGCGGCTCTGTTCGCGTGCACATCCGAGATTATCCCATCGACGCCGCACCGGCAGCGGTGGGCAAATGACTACCGCCGCGGTCAAGATCACCGAGGCAGAGATCAAGCGCCAGGCGGCCGGCACGGTGCAGGACGTCCGCGACCTCGAAAACAAGGGTCTATACCTGCGCTTCAACAAAGCCCGTACTGGCGGATCGTGGTACCTGGTGCTGAAGGGCAAGTGGAACCCGATCGGCACCTTTCCAGAACTGACCCACAAACAGGTCGCCGCCGCGTTGCCATCACTTCGCCTGCGCCTGGCTGCTGGCGAAGGTACGAGCCTTTCCAAGTGGGGCACCGTGGGTGAGTTGCTGGATTGGTTCGCCGATCGCATGTCGCGCGATCGCAACCTGTCCGCCAAGCGCAAGAACACAGGTGCATCGCTGATCAAGTGCCACTTGAAACCGCGCCTGGGCGACATGCCGCTGATCGCCATCGACAAGGCTGCGCTCGACACACTGCTGATGTGGCCGCTTCAAGAGACGGTTTCCATCGACTACGTGCGTTCGGCATTCCAGCTGCTGGCCCTGGCGTTCCGTCAGGCGACCAAGCTGGGGATGATCACGTTCAACCCGATGGCGGCGATCCGGTTCAATGACTTCTCAAAGGCGAAGGTCGGCATCAAGCCATCCCGTCTTCGCGGTGTCCAGTTGGAAGGCCTGATCGCGCAGCTGGCCTACGTGATGACCACTGCACCTCTGGATTCGATGCTCGCGCTGATGATGCTCTGTCACGGGACGAGGATCGGCGAAACCCGGATGGCCCGCTGGTCGCACATCAGCCTTGCCGAGCGCGAGTGGTTCATCCCGGCCGAGAACACAAAGACCGGTGTCGAGCATCACTTGCCCCTGACCGAGCAGGTGTGCGCGCTGCTGACTCAGTACCGCGAAGGTCAGTACGCCCGAGGCTATGAGGGCCAATGCCTGTTCCCGGCGCGCAACGGCAAGGCGCTGGGCGAGGCTCAGGGCTGCGCCGTGTTCCGTCGATTGGGGCAGGGCGAGTGGACCAGTCACGACCTGCGCAAGGTGGCCCGTACTGGCTGGGCAGATCTCGGCATCGACCACCTGATTGGCGAGCTGCTGATCAACCACGCCATGGGCCACAACGTGAAGGTGTACATCCAGTCGGACGTGATGAGTCGCAAGCGTGATGCCCTGGACCAGTGGCACGCGCATCTAGATCAGAAAGGCTTTGCAGCGATTCACGGATTGACCGGCTTTAGATTTGAAGATTCCGGTAATTCGCTGAAAGCCACGGAGCATAAGGGCTGCGAGGCCAATCAATATTCAACCATAGGCGAGGTTTAAAAATGCTGATTCAGATCCTAAAGCGCACCCGACTCGCCGTGAACCCGGCCGATATCAGCGCCATCTTCATCTACACCGTGAATCATGCTCCGGTCCTTGAGGTGCGCATGCGGGGTGGAGACAAGTACCGCGTTCATCACGAACCTCATTTGCCGAACGGTGACGATGTTTACGAAACCCATAAGCGACTGCTGGAGGCCAAATGAATAAGTCCCGCGGTTCACTCCAGCAGCGCGAGCTGAAGTTCATCGTCGAGTGCAACATCTGTCTCGGGAAGGGCGAACGGCTCGGGCTGTTCCACTACCTCGAGTGCGATCACTGCCTGGGCTCGGGTTGGGTCTGCGGCCACACGCTCCAGACTCTTCCGTTGAGCGATGTAGTGCCGGTGCTGAATGTGCGGTTGAAAGACTCGCTCACCGAGATCGCCAGGGCTCGCCATGTTATCGGCGGTGCCCACGAGCAATACGAACAGAACAACCGCCGCGGCGCCGGCGGCACCAACTACACAGGGGATTGAGCCATGGCTATGTATAAGGACGTGATGGGTACCCTGGTGCGGGTGCTGGCAGCAGACAACATAGACAACAGCACCAAACAGTCATGGCAAAAGTTGATCGACGCCGACCTTCGCCAGGGCGGTACCGGCAGCACGTTGTCCGTGCGTGACAAATTCGACTACGACTGCTGCCTGTATGCGCTGCTTCATCGTCAACTCGATCCAGCGCAATGGGATGTGTTGGTGGCCAAGTACTCAACGCACAAGGCCAACAAGGTCGGCGCCATCGGCAGGCTGGTGGCCCGCATGGTTTCCCCGGCGCCACAGCTGTTCGTCTATAAGGCGCTGACAGCGTGGGCCATACCGAAGCTGAAAGGCGTGCAGATAGGGAAACGCTCCACAGATATGATCGTGCTGCCCGCCGAGTTTTACGACATGAACACCTGGGATCTGGCTGGCTCCCCGGAGCGGACGCGCCGCAACTGGCGCGGCGGAATCCACAAGCGTTTGGAGAAGCTCGAAGAGCAGGCTGTCATCCACGCGACCGAGATATTCGACAGTGAGCAAATCTTTGTAGATGCCGCTTGACCCATTGGCCGACTGGCCGTAAATTAACCCCATCATGTCGATCTTGCGCGTTATGAGAGACGACCCAAAATTCTGAGCCCCGCCACTGTGCGGGGCTTTTTCGTTTCTGGAGTACCGGATGGATCCTACTGACCTCGGCCCAGGCACGGCTACCTGGCTTGGCGGTAGTGCCACCGTCGCGCTTGGCGGCCTACTCTGGCTCCGCAAGTTCCTCTCGAAGGACGCCACCGATCGGGCGATGGATAACGCCGACATCGGCACCGTCAGGCGACTGAACGAACTACTGGACACTGAGCGTGCACGGGCGAACGCCGCCGAGGCACGCGCCGACCAGTTCGCCAAAGAGCGCAACGAGCTCGCTGCGGCGGTTGGACGGATGGAGGGCAAGATTGAGGCGCTCACCAGCCAGGTCGCGCAACTCACTGCAACGGTCACCTCGCAGAGCGATGAGATCGCCCGCCTGCGAACCAAGCTGGGAGGCGTCAACTGATGGACAGATGCGCAATCAACTTCATCGCCCGCCACTGGTGGAGGCGAGCTGAGGTTTGGGTAATCGCGCTGTTGCTGGTAGCCGGCGGATCCATCCTTGGATACCAGGCCGGTGTATGGTCAGCCAGCAGCGAGCAGACCAAGCAGCTTGCCGAAGTACGCGCCGCTTACGACGCCGCCCTGGGCAAGCGTGACCTTCGGCTGACCTCGTTGGCCGAGAAGACCCAGGACGCGGCGGTCAAGGTGCAAGAGGCATCTAACACGGCGGTCCAGGCGGCAGACACGGCGGCCAAGGCTGCTGACAAGGCGGATGAAGCGCTTAGTCGAGCGGCTCAGTAATGGCCTGCAGTGGATGCGCCGCCCGGCGCGAATGGCTGAATAATATGAAGAGGCTGGCCTATGAGCGAGCAAGCGAACTGCTTACAGGCCGAGATGCTGGCCGAGATGAAGAAACAAACCTCACTCTTGGTGCGCATGGAGACGAACCTGTCCATGCTGATCCAGGCCCTGGCAGAGGATCAGGCAGATCAGGATCCTGAAGCGCCGCCACTTACGTACATGGATGGCACACCGTGCCGCTGAGGCCGCAGAAGCCATGCAATGCCCAGGGCTGCAACACGCTGACCCGAAACCCTCGGTACTGCGATGAACATGCGCACCTACTCAAGAGTTCGACGTGGGCCAAGCCTCGGGAGAGCAGCACCAAGCGCCACTACAACTACAAGTGGCAGCAGGCAAGGGCAGGCTGGCTGGCAAAGCATCCGCTGTGCAGGCGTTGCGAGCAGGCAGGCAAGGTGGTTGCGGCTACCGATGTTGATCACGTCATCCCCCACAAGGGCGATATGGTCCTGTTCTGGGATCGGGACAACTGGCAGAGCCTCTGTGGTCCATGCCACTCCAGCAAGACGGCCTCCGAGGATGGTGGTTTCGGCAACTCCCGGCGCTGAAAACAGAAAGATGGCCGAAAAACAGTGAAAAAAGGTCAAACGAGAATGATTCGCGCAGAAAAGGAGGGGGAGGGTCAAAAGTCTGGGCCTTTTCGCTTCTAGACCGCGCCCTCAGTCGTTTTTTTACACCCGCGAAATTAAAAAATACAGGAGTTGCGCGATGGGAGGCACCGCCACGGTCGCCGGCCGTGGTCGCAAACCCAAGCCAACGGCCAAAAAAGCACTCGCCGGAAACCCTGGCAAGCGCGCGCTGAACAAAGCTGAGCCGCAGTTTTCCAAGATCACCCAGATCGATCCGCCCGAATGGTTCACTCCGCGGGCCGCCACTATGTGGAACATGATTGTCCCCGAGCTGCTGCGCGAGAACGTGGTGGCTATCACGGACCTGCACAACGTCGAGGCCTTCTGTAGCGCCTACGACAACTGGCGGCTTGCCCAAGAATCGATCCAGCAGCATGGCATCGTCGTTACCGGCGCCACCGGCGGGCCGATGAAGAACCCCGCACTTACCGCCGCCAATGAAACGATGCGCCAGATGGTTACGTTCGGTTCGATGCTGGGCTTGGACCCGGCCAGCCGCACACGGCTGATCGGCGGCAACAAGGAGAAAGAAACCAACGAATTTGCCAACCTGCTGAGAACCTGATGACCAAATCTGCCCACCCCAATGTCGATAAGGCGACGGCGTGGGGTCGGTCATTGCTCCGCGGTAAGGTCCCGGCGTGCCGTTATATCCACCAGGCAGTGCAGCGACACTTCGACGACCTGGCCGGCAGCCGCAAGCGCGGGTTCCGTTACAAGTTTGATCCGGCCAAGGCAGAAAAAAAGCTCAAGCTGATGCAACTGCTCCCGCACACCAAGGGTGAGTGGGCATTCAAGCGTCAGCTGATCACGCTCGAGCCTTGGCAGCTTTTTGGCCTGGCCGTGACATTCGGCTGGATAAAGAAGAAGGGCGGGCACCGCCGGTTCCGTGAAAGCTACTGGGAGGTGCCAAGGAAGAATGGCAAATCAGTTGTCGCCGGTGGCGTGGGCATAAGCATGTTCGTCGCCGATGGCGAGTTCGGTGCAGAGGTGTACGCCGGCGCAACGACGGAGAAACAGGCCTGGGAAGTTTTCCGGCCTGCGAAACTCATGGTCAGCAAGTCACCGATGCTTATTCAGGCCGCTGGCATCGAGGTGAATGCCTCGAACATGAACATCCCGTCCGATTTCAGCCGCTTCGAGCCCCTGATAGGCAACCCCGGCGACGGCGCGTCACCCAGCTGCGCCATCGTCGACGAATACCACGAGCACCCAACGTCGGCCCAGTACGACACCATGCTCACCGGTATGGGCGCGCGGCGTCAGCCGCTGATGTTCATCATCACCACCGCCGGCGCCGACATTGAAGGCCCGTGCTACGACAAACGCCGCCAGGTCGTCGAGATGCTGGCCGGTACGGTGCCGGACGAAGAGTTGTTCGGTTGGATCTGGACGCTCGATGAGGGCGACGACTGGACCGATCCGAAAATGCTGGCCAAGGCCAACCCGAACCATGGCGTCTCGGTGTTTCAGGAGTACCTGGAGAGTCAGCAGGCCCGAGCCATTCGCTCGGCCCGCTTTGCGAACACCTTCAAAACGAAGCACCTCAACCTTTGGGTTAGCGCCAAGGCCGGCTTCTATAACATGGAAAGCTGGAAGGCATGTGAAGACACGTCGCTGACCCTGGAGCAGTTCGAGGGGCAAGAGTGGATTGCCGGTTTCGACTTGGCGCGCAAGCTCGACATGAACTCAAGGGCCAGGCTGTTCTGGCGCGTTATTGACGGGAAGAACCACTACTACAGCATTGCGCCGAAGTTCTGGGTTCCTTACGACACCGCCTTCAACACCGATAACAAGCGAATGGCTGAGCGCTTCCAGGCCTGGATTCACTCCAAGCATCTGGATGTGACCGACGGTGCCGAGGTCGACTACCGCGAAATCCTCGAGGACACCAAGGAAGCGAACCACCAAGCCCCTGTTCGCGAATGCCCAATTGATCCTCATGGTGCAACAGGCCTGAGTCATGACCTTGATGATCAGGGTTTCAATCCGGTCACCATCACGCAAAACTACACCAACATGTCGGATCCGATGAAAGAACTGGAGGCCGCGATAGAAGCTGGCCGTTTCCATCATGACGGCAACCCCATCATGACCTGGTGTGTCGGCAACGTGATTGGAAAGAACCTACCCGGCAACGATGACGTGGTTCGCCCTATCAAGCAGGGCGATGACAACAAGATCGACGGCGCCGTCGCGCTGATCATGGCCATAGGTCGGGTGCTGGCCAATGCGGGCGAGCCTGATACGAGTGGCTTCTACGAAAATCCAATTATGGTAGGCATTTAATGGCGCGCGAAAAAAAGCCTGGCCGGGTAAAGGCCGCCCTGCTGGATTGGCTCGGTGTGCCAGTTGGTATAAAGGACGGGGCTTTCTGGCAAGAATGGTTCGGAAGTTCTGTATCCGGACAGCACGTGTCTGTCGATAAAGCGATGCAGCTGTCTACGGTATGGGCGTGTGTGAGGCTTTTGTCTGAATCAGTTTCGACTCTCCCTCTTAAACTTTATCGGCGCTTACCTGATGGGTCTCGAAAGTCGGCGACTGATCACCCGCTGTATCGAGTTCTATGCCGAGTTCCAAACGCGGAGATGACTCCCCAGCGTTTCATGCTGTTGGTTGTAGCGAGCATTTGCTTGCGCGGTAACGCCTTCGTTGAGAAGAAGATGGTTGGCAGCCGAATCGTCGCACTTGTTCCTCTGCTGCCACAGTACATGCGTGTCAAAAGACAAGAAAATGGTCGTCTCAAATACACCTATAACGAAAGCGGCGTTGAGCGCGACATCCCCGAAAAAAACCTGATGCACATTCGCGGCTTCGGCTTGGACGGAGTTTGCGGAATGTTGCCGGTCACCACCGGTAAGGAAATATTCGGCTCCGCAATGGCTGTTGAGGAAGCTGCCGCGAAGGTATTCGCTCAAGGCATGCAGGCTTCCGGGATTCTCAGCAGTGACACTGCGCTGAAACCAGAGCAGCGCGAGCAACTCAGGGCCAGTCTTGGCGCATTCATGGGTTCCAAAAATGCCGGCAAAATCATGGTTGCAGAGGCTGGTTTAAAGTACCAGGGCATCACCATGAACCCCGAAGCGGCGCAGATGCTGGAGTCTCGATCTTTCAATATTGAGGAAATGTGCCGGTGGTTCCGGGTGCCGCCCTTCATGGTCGGTCACATGGATAAGCAGTCCAGCTGGGCCAGCTCGGTGGAGGCGCAGAACCTGCACTTCCTGACCAACAGTTTGCGCCCGCTTCTGGTGAACATTGAGCAGGAGATCACCCGATGCCTGATCGGTGAGGCTGACGCTGACGAGTTCTTCGCTGAGTTCGCAGTTGAAGGCCTGCTGCGCGCCGACAGCGCTGGTCGTGGCGCCTGGTACAACACCGCTCTGCAAAACGGCTGGATGTGCCGGAACGAGGTTCGGCGCCTGGAAAACATGGCTCCTATCCCGGGCGGCGATACATTCACCGTTCAGTCGGCGCTCGTGCCGCTTGATCAGCTCGGCAAACAGTCGGCCGGCATGTCGCCGGCGGCTACCGCCTTCATGTTGCGAATAACTGCGGCAAATCAGAGCGGGGATAAGGAGGCAATCAAAGAAGCCTTCGACCTGGCGACCAAGGCGCTCGATGCCGGAAACCCCGATGGGCCAATGATGGCCCATGCACTGATATCTCTACCTCGGCTTCTCGCCGCTTGATCCTGGAGTAACCAATGACCCTAAAGACCATTCCGGCGGCGCCGGAGGCTCGGCCGCGCGCGCAGGTTCACTGCGACCTGACGCCGAAGGCCTTGGAGCGGTGGAATCCATCGATCAAGGCGGCAAGCACGGACGACAACTCCATCACGATTTACGACCCAATTGGGTTTGATTGGTGGACGGGCGAGGGCGTGACTGCAAAGCGGATCAGTGCCGCGCTGCGATCAATCGGTGACAGCGATGTAACCGTGAAGATCAACAGCCCAGGCGGCGACGTGTTTGAAGGCCTGGCCATCTACAACCTGCTGCGCGAGCACAAGGGGAAGGTGACGGTGCAAGTCCTCGGCCTGGCCGCCTCGGCTGCGTCGTTCATCGCCATGGCGGCGGATGAAATCCAGATCGCGCGCGCCGGCTTCTTGATGATCCACAACAGCTGGACCATGGCCGCCGGTGACCGTAACGACATCAGAGAGGTCGCCGACTTCCTCGAGCAGATCGACGGAACACTCGCTGATATCTACGCCGTCCGTACCGGCGATCCCATTGAGGCCATGCGCAAGCTCATGGATGTCGAGACCTGGATGGGTGGCGCTGCGGCAATCGATGCAGGGTTTGCGGACAGCCTTCTGGCATCTGACGCCGCTGTCGAGGATGCCAGCGCATCGGCGCCTCACCAGGTCGCTGCGCGCCGTATGGATCTAATCCTGGCAAAACAGGGTATGCCGCGCTCCGAGCGCCGCGCCCTAATTCAAGAACTCAAGGCTGGTACGCCTGGCGCTACCACCTCCGGCAAGCAGAACGCTGCCGCAACCACGGCCAACCTGGCCGACCCCATTGCCGAACTACAGGCCGCGCTTTCGCGGTTCTCGGCAGCAGCAATTCAAACCGGAGAAAAACCATGAGCGACACCACTGCCGAGCTGTTGAAGAACGTTTCCAACGAGCTCAAGAAGGCCACTGACGAATTCAGCAAACAGGCTGAAAACGCGCTTTCGGAAGCCAAGAAAGCTGGCTCGCTTTCCACCGAAACCAAGGCCGCTGTCGATGAGATGGCCCTGAAGTTCAACAGCCTCACCGAAGCCGAGAAGCAGCTTAAGGCCCAGCTCGGCGAATTGGAGCAGGAGTTCGCCCGAATTCCTACCCAGGCCGCTGCCGCTCAGCGCGAAACCCTCGGCGGCACCGTCATCAAAAGCGAAGCTCTGGCCGAGTTCGCAAAGAGCATTCAAGGCAACCGCCGCGTCAGCGTGCCAGTTCACGCCGCGTTGCTCAGCACCGGCGTTGCCGAGGGCGTAGTGGAGCCACAGCGCTTGCCAGGTATCGATGTGATGCCGAAGCAGCGACTGTTCATCCGTGATCTGATCGCGCCGGGCCGCACCACTTCCCCAGCGATCTTCTGGGTGCAACAGACCGGCTTTACCAACGCCGCACGCGTTGTCGCTGAAAACACCCAGAAACCGTACAGCGACATCCAGTTCAACACCAAGATCACGCCGGTCACCACGATCGCGCACATGTTCAAGGCCTCGAAGCAGATCCTGGACGACTTCGCCCAGCTGCAATCGACCATCGACGCAGAAATGCGCTACGGCCTGAAATACGCCGAAGAGTCGGAGATCTTGTTCGGTGACGGCACTGGTGTGCACCTGCACGGCATCGTGCCGCAAGCTGAAGCTTATTCGGCAGCGTTCGAGCCTGACGCGATGACCCAAATCGACCAGCTGCGCCTGGCCATGTTGCAGTCGCAGCTGGCCCGCTTGCCGGCCAGCGGGCACGTGCTCCACTTCACCGACTGGGCGAAGATCGAGCTTACCAAGGACACCCTGGGTCGCTACATCATCGGCAACCCGCTGAGCCTCGCCGGTCCCACTCTGTGGGGCCTGCCAGTTGTTGCAACTGAACTGACGGCGTTCCTGGGCAAGTTCCTGACCGGTGCTTTCCAGACCGGCGCACAGATCTTCGACCGCGAGGACGCAAACGTGGTGATCTCTACCGAAAACGCCGACGACTTCGAGAAGAACATGATCTCGATCCGTTGCGAGGAGCGTCTGGCGCTGGCTGTTAAGCGTCCGGAAGCGTTCATCTACGGCACCTTCGCCACTCCAACCCCTTGATATAGCGGGGCCGTCCAAGCGGCGGCCCTTCGGAGGTCGAAATGAAATTGAAGACCCTCAAGCCGTTGTATCTCGGCGGCAGAACTTTGGTTGAAGGCACCTCGTTTTTAACAAGTGAGCAGCACGGCCGGCAGCTGCTGCAGAAAGGCTATGCCGAGCCAGACGACGGCAAGGATGAGGCCTTGGTTGACCTGACTGACACTGAATCCGAACCCGCCCCGATGACTTCCACCAGCGTGGGCGCAACTCAAAAGCCTGGACCCAAGGCAAAGACCACCGACAAGAAAAAGGCCGACTGACCATGAGCGTGATCGACATCGAACTGGCCATGAAGCACCTGCTCGCGGAACCTGAGGACCAGGACCTGGTGCAGTCGCAATTGGACGGCGCCGAGGAGGCTGCTCAGCAGTTCCTGCAGCGCCGGTTCTTTGCCGATCAGGCCGCTGTGGATCTCGCAAAGTCCACCACTCTTCAGCGTACCCAGGCGGCGCGCGCCACTTACCGCGCCGCGCTACTGGTGGCCGATGCCCCTGAGAACTCTGACGACCGGTGCCGACTGCGTGAACGTGCTCGACAGACCCTGGCGGATGCCTTCGAGGCTATCGATATGGACGAATTCGGGATAGTGATAAACAAAGGGATCGAGGCGGCATGCCTGCTCAAGCTTGGGCACCTTTTCGCGAACCGTGAGGAAGTGGTGACGGGGACCATTGCCACCGAGCTGCCACTGACCAGTAAGTCCCTGTTGATGCCGTATCGCATCCGGATGGGTGTGTAATGCGCGCCGGTCGGTTGCGGCACCGCATCGATATCCAGAAGCCGGTGGTGGAGCGCGACCCGGAAGACAACACCGAGCTTCCGGTGAGATGGGAAACCGTCTGGGAGCGTTGCCCGGCGTCGGTTGAGCCCTTGAGTGCCAGGGAGTTCTTGGCAGCCCAGGCAACTCAGTCCGAGGTTACAGCGAAGATTGTGGTTCGGTATCGCCCGGGATTGGTGCCCACGATGCGGATCATTCACCGCGGCGAGATCTACAACATCGCCGGGGCTTTGCCAGACAACGTTTCGGGCCTCGATTATTTGACGCTGCCGGTTAGCAAGGGTGTGAACGATGGTCGATGAAGTCAAGTTCAGCTTGATCGGCGTCGACAACTTGCTGGGGAAACTCGCCACGGCGAACGATGAGGTCAAGCGCAAGACCGGGCGCACCGCGCTACGTCGGGCTGCAGAGATGGTCGCCAGGAACTTCAAAGAAGGCGCCAGGCGTTGGGATGACCCGGACACAGGGCGTTCCATTGCCGACAACATCGTGCTGCGCTGGAACGGCCGTCTATTCCGTCGTACTGGTGACCTAGGGTTTCGTGTTGGTGTTCTGCACGGTGCGGTGCTGGTCAAGAATGGCAGCACTGAGAAAAGCGCGCCGACACCGCATTGGCGTCTGCTTGAGTTCGGTACCGAGCATATCGCTGCTGACCCTGTGGCCCGCCCAGCCCTGGAAGACCATATCAGCGAAGTCACCAATGAGTTCGCCACTCAGTTCGAGAAGGGCCTCGACAGAGCAATACGTCGGACCGAGAAGGCCAGGAGCAGCTGATGTTCGCACCAATCAACGCCGTGTGCGCCATGGATGCCGGGGTCATCGCAGCCCTGGGCTCAACCCCGCAGCGCCTTTATCCATTCGGCGACGCACCACAGGATGGTCAAAAGCCTTACGCGGTATGGCAGACCATCGGTGGTGACCCCGAGAACTACCTGGCTGGGCGCCCAGACACCGACGGCTACACGTTGCAGGTCGATGTGTACGCCGCGACGGGGAGGGATGCCAGGGCCGCTGCAAAGGCCATCAGGGACGCCATTGAGCTGAAGGCCTACATCATCCGTTGGGGTGGTGAAAGCCGCGACCCGTCCACAAAGAATTACCGGTACAGCTTCGATGTGAGCTGGCTCGTCCCTCGATAACGCTGCAACCCAAACCAACCCCGCCGAGTGCGGGTTTTTTTATGCCCGACATTTGGAGAACGCCATGTCGATCCTTTCCCAAGGAACCCAGATCTACGCATTGGTCCCGCCGCTTTCCGGCACCGGGCCTATGACCGTCATGGAAGTTGAGTGCGCCACCAGCTTCGACCCGGGTGGCTCGCCGGCGGAGCAGATTGAAGACACCTGCCTCAGCGCCGATGAGCGCAGCTACAAGAAAGGCTTGCGCACTCCCGGCCAGGCCTCGCTTGGCCTGAACGCTGACCCGAATAACTCGAGCCATATCCGTCTGCATCAGCTCTCGGAAGCCAACGGCGATACCACTATCAAGTGGGTGGTGGGCTGGTCTGACGGCAAAGACATCGTGCCGACCATCGCCGCCGGCGGCAGCCTTGGCGTGGCTACGGTCACTGCTGGCGGAACCGGTTACACAACTGCCCCTACTGTTGCCTTTTCCGGTGGCGGTGGTTCTGGTGCAGCTGGCACGGCTACAGTGTCCGGCGGCGTGGTCACCGGCGTTACGATCACCAACAAGGGCATGGGTTATACCTCGGCCCCGACGATCGCCCTCACTGGCGGCGCTGGCTCTGGCGCAACCGCCACTGTCGCCTTGGTGGCTGGTGACGACTTCGAACTGCCGCCAACCCGCACCTGGTTCGCCTTCCAGGGCTACGTGGCCGACTTCCCATTCACCTTTGCGCAGAACGCCGTGGTTGCATCGACAGTGTCGATCCAGCGCTCGGGCGGTTCCGCCTGGATTCGTAAGGTCTCCGCATAATGGAACTGAACATCGCGAACCTGAAAAAATCGAAGGCCTTCACTGCGCGGCCGGTGGCCAAGGAGATCGAGTGGGAAGGCGCCAAGTTCACCTGCTACGTCCGGCCCCTGTCGTACCAGACCGCTGTGGGCGACATCGCCGCCCATCGTGGTGCCGACCCGTTGGCATGCCGTATCGCCTCCAGCATCTGTGATGCCGAGGGCAAAGCGGTGTTCACCGTGGCCGACATCACTGGCGAGGCCGATCCGGAGAAGGGCGCACTCGACCCTGACCTGACTAACCTGCTGCTGATCGCCATCGGCGAGGTGCAGAACTCGGGAAAGAAGAAGCGCTAGACCCTTCGGATGAGTTGTGGTGCGAGCTGGTCATGAACGGAATTGGCGGCCGCACCATTGCCGAAGCGCAGGAGCGCATGACCTATTCCGAGTTTGTGGTCTGGATGAAGTTTCGCGCTAAGCGCGGATCGCTGCACCTGGGCATGCGCGTTGAGATGGCTCTGGCGCAGTTTCAGGCGTTCTACGTTAATTCGAAGACTGGCAAGGATGCTCCGAGGTTTTACCAGCAGGACTTCGCACCGCATATGGATCCGCGCGTCGAGTCGCTGGAGGAGGCGGTCGCGGGTTGGGCTTAAACTGAACTTAGATGGTAGAGTCCTCTTTTTTAGGGAGGAAAGGCAATGCACAAGGCCTGCGCACTGTTATTCACCGTTTTGGCTATATCCGGATGCGTTCAACAGCAGCCGTCAACCCCGCCTCTGGATGTTGCAAAAATTCACCCGACTCCCATGTGTAGTGGTGAGCAGCAGTGCTCGGAAATGTGGGGGCGCGCTATTCGATCCTTGCCAACCATCTCCAGGATGAGGCTGATGACTGCTACGGACACTTATCTTCAAACCTTTCCTGCGAGTAAGGTCGGGTATTTAAATGGTGCCGCGTATAAGCAAAAATTGCCCGATGGCAGGTACTCGATAACCGCGACATTCGATTGTCGAGGGAGGTCGTGGTGTTCTGATTTATCCAATCGCGCATTGGACCTGTTCAATACTGACGTTCAAGGCTTTAGCAGGTAATACCGCGAGAATACTTACACCCGCTCCGGCGGTTTTTTTTATGCCTGGAGGAAAGCATGCCTGGATCACTTGGCACTCTGACTCTTGACCTGATTGCCAAGATAGGTGGTTTTACTGGCCCTATGGATCAGGCCGGGAGGTCGGCAAAGAAAACATCCAAGGAGATGACGGATGCAGCGCGAGAAGCGTCTCTTGCCTGGAACGCTCTCGCCGGCGCAGCGGCAGGTGTTGTTGGTGCTTTTTCGGTAGCAAGTATCTTTGGTCGGTTCGTCACGGAAACGAAAAATGCAGAGCAAGAACAGGCGCAGCTCGGCGCTGTACTTCGCTCAACTGGTGAGTCGGCAGGGTTCAATCGTGATCAGTTGAATTCGATGGCTGACGCGCTGGAAAAGGCAACAACCTTTTCCGGTGGCGATATCAATCAGGCGCAAACTACGTTGCTGGCATTCACCGGTATCGTCGGCAATCAGTTCAATCGCGCACTACAGTCAGCCGCTGATATGGCGGCGCGGACCGGTACCACGGTAAAAGACGCTGCTGAAACGATTGGCCGGGCTTTGGATGTTCCCTCTCAGGGGTTGACCGCCCTCAGCAAGCAGGGTTTTCGATTCACTGACGAGCAAAAGAAGCTCGCCGCGGCGCTTGAGTCTACGGGCGATGTAGCTGGCGCCCAGCAAATTATTCTTAAATCGTTAGAGGAGTCCTACGGCGGTGCCGCTGCTGCTGCCCGTGACACATTTGGAGGGTCGCTTGACGCTTTGCAGAACACTATTTCCGGCCTGCTTACTGGCGAGGGAAGTCTTGATTCGACTAAGGCGGCGATCGAAGGATTGAACAAAGCACTTAGCTCTCCGACCGCGAAGGCGGCGATCGAGGGGCTAGGAACTGCTGCTACCGTTCTCGCCACTGTGATGACTGCGCGATTGGCGGCATCAGCGGTATCCACTTCGGCAAGCTTTGTTTTGCTACAGGCGCAAGCAGTAGGCGCCTCTCTCGCAGCTGCGCGCTTGTCCGGGGCATCAATTGCAGCCACCGCCGGGATAACCGCAATGGGGGTTGCCGCCAGGGCGGCGTCCGCCGCAATGACTTTGCTTGGCGGTCCTGTTGGTATTGCAATTACAGCGGGCGCTGCGCTCGCTTACTTTATGACGCGAAGCGACGATGCTAAGGAGAGTGCTGGTGGGCTGGCTGAAAAAGTCGATTGGCTCAGCAAGTCTTTTGATGGTTTAACAAAGAACCAGGCTCGGTCAGCACTCCAAGACATTAACGCTCACCTGCTCGATTCCCAACTTGCTGCTATCGATGCCGAGACTGCCGTCAATCAATACCAAAGGCTTTTACGAGATTACCCTGACGACAAGCGTCAGCAGGAATGGAATGCTTCGCTGATCACTGCTCAAGGCGAGCTCGATACAGCAAGGCAAAAAGTCGCCGGGCTGGGCGAGCAGATCCAGCAGCTGAACGGCATATTGGCTAGCCCGGTAGACGTGCCAGTTTCCAAAGTTTACAAGGACATGGCCAGGGCTCTGGATGAGCAGATTGCAACGGTTGGGAAGCGAACCGAGGCCGAGAAGCTGGCTGCTCGGATCAGTGGTGGGTTTGTTGAAGGGTTGAAAGCAGGCGAAGGCGATCTATTGGTTGCCAAGCAGAAAAGCGTTGATGTGATAAAGAAGGCGGCCGAGGAAACCAAAAAGGCTGACGAGCGCACTAAGAGCGCCGCTAGAGCATCCTCCGACGCGCTGACTAAGCGGGGCGCAGATGCCGAACAGAACTACCGTCGCCAGATCGACCTGATCGACGAAACCACCGGCAAAAATCGCAAGGCCAGTGAAGTCGCAAAACTCGCTTTCGAACTGGAAACCGGAAAGCTCAAAGGGGTGAGTGCGGAGCGCCAGAAGGTTCTTCAGGATTTGGCTGCTGAGTTAGACACTAAGTTAAAGCTCAAGAAGCAGAATGAAGAGGATCTGAAACTGGCCACATTGCAGGCCAACCTTAAGGGCAGCAACACCATTGTCCGACAGGGCTTTGAGATGGAACTGGCGGGCGCTGGTTCCGGAGAAAAGCTGCGAGGACGCCTCAAGGAAGATCTGGCAATCCAGCAGGATTACGCTAAGCAACGCGCCGAGATGTTCAAGCAGTACAAGGAAGCCGAGGTGCTCGGTGACCCAGATGCGAAAAGCCGATACGACAAGGAGACCGACCTTCTCGAGGAGGCCCTTGCTGAGCGCATTGTTATCCAGCAGGACTATTACAACCAACTTGATGATGCTCAAAGTAACTGGATGGATGGCGTCAGCAATGCCTGGGAGAACTTCGTTGAGGCAGCGACCGACTATTCATCGATGGCGGCTGATGCCACCTCCTCGGTTTTGGGTAGCGCAAAAGGAGAGCTAAGTGGTTTCCTGACTGACGTTGAAACTGGCGCCAAGAGTGCTGGTGATGCACTCGGAGATCTTGTCGCGGGCTTCGCCAAATCCACTCTTCAAGCGCTGAACGACATGGCGGCTCAGTGGCTGGTGTATCAGGCCGTGCAGTTACTGGTGGGCAAGACCACTCAAGCGAGCGCAGTTCCAACGCTTGTGGCAAACGCCCAGGCGACGGCGTTCCAGGCCAGCCTTGCTGCGTTCGCCTCGACCGCTGCAATCCCTATCGTCGGTCCTGCGGCTGCGCCGGCAGCTGCCGCCGCCGCCGCTACTGCTACGGCTCCGATGGTGGCTGGTGTCGCAAGTGCGGCACTTGCTGGTATGGCGCACGATGGCATCGACGCGGTACCGGAGACGGGAACCTGGCTGCTTCAAAAAGGCGAGCGGGTAACCACTGCCGAGACCAGTGCCAAGTTGGACCGTACTCTCGACCAGCTGCGCGCAGACTCAGGTGGCGGAGGTGGTGTAGGTCTCACCATCAATGCGCCTGTGAACGTTCAAGCGCAGCCAGGAATGAGTGGAGATGATGCTCGGAAACAAGGTGAGGCTATGGGCCAGGGCCTGGTCTCGGAAATTCGTCGCGTGCTTCAAGGTGAAATGGGGCAGGGCGGCATGCTCTGGAGGCGAGTCTGATGGTCGAAACATTCAGCTACTGCGTTCAACTGGGCGGCGACGGGGAGATTGACCAGCGCACATGGGAGAACGATTTCGGCGACGGCTACACCCAGGCTGGCGGCATCGGTATCAACACCAAAAGCGAGAACTGGAACCTGACGCACGCTGGCGTCATGGCTCCCGGTGAGGAGTTGCTGAAGGTGCGAGATTTCATCGACCGGCACGAAGGTTACAAGGCTTTCATCTGGACGCCGCCGGGTGGAACCCAGGGCCGGTACCGCTGCAAGGGCTACAAGTCCAAGCCGCTCGGCGCTGGCCTGTGGACGCTTTCGTTTACGTTCAAGCAGACCTACACGCCGTAACCGCAAACCTCACCAGACCCCGCCAAGTGCGGGGTTTCTTGTTTATGGGGCCCTATGAATTACAACACCGACATCCAAAAGCTTGAGCCGGGCAACCAGATCCGGCTTTACGAACTGGACGCTACGCGCCTGGGCGGATTGCTCTGGCGCTTCCACGGCCACGCCCACGAGGGCGACATCATCTGGCAGGGGCAGCTGTATTCTCCGCTCCAGATCGAGGCCAAGGGCTTCGACATCCGCGGGGATGGCCGACCAGCCACACCAACGCTGCAGGTGGACGACGAACTCGGCGGCGTGCGGGGGGCGATCACTGCCCTGTGCTTCCAGTTCCGCGATCTGGCCGGCGCCCGGGTGAAGGTGATCGAGACGTTCCGCCACTTCCTGGATGCCGCGAACTTCCCTGACGGCAACCCGGAAGCAAGCGACCAGGCCAAGACGAACCTCTGGTTTATCGAGCAGAAGACCGAGGCGCTACCGAGCATCTCGGTGACTTTCTCGCTTTCGAGCCCCACGGACATGGAAGGCCAGATGCTGCCGGCTCAGCAAATCACCAAGCTTTGCCGGTGGGCCTGCCGTGGCGGGTACAGGCAGGAGGCTTGCGCCTACACCGGCACGGCGATGTTCGACAAGAAGAACCAGCCCACTGACAACCCAGCGCTGGACCGCTGTGGTGGTTGGTGGAGCAGCTGCAAACTTCGGGGCAACACCCGCCGGTTCGGTGGATCCATGGGCGCAAGCCTTATAGCAAGTTCGAGGTAGCGATGCGCATCAACAAAAAACTGCAGGACGAGATCCGCGCGCATGCTGAGGGCGTCTACCCGGCAGAAGCCTGCGGCGTTCTGATCAAGTCGGCCGCCGGCCGGGAGTACGTGCCCTGCGCCAACCTCGCCACGACGCCGCGCGAACACTTCCAAATCGACCACAAGGACATGGCTGCCGCCGAGGATCGCGGTGACGTGCTGGCCATCATCCACAGCCACCCCGACAAGTCTCCGGCGCCGAGCATGGCCGACCGCGTCAGCTGTGAGTTGCACGAATTGCCGTGGGGCATTGTCGGCTGGCCTGGCGGTCACTTCGAGTGGTTCAAGCCTTCGGGCTTCCAGGCGCCGCTGTTGGGGCGCGACTTCTCCCATGGCCTGCTGGACTGCTGGACAGCCTGCCGTGACTGGTACGCGCGCGAGGCCGGCCTGAATCTTCCGAACTTCGAACGCACCGACCTGTGGTGGGAGAAGAAAGACGGCCCAAGCCTTTACGAAGACAACTTCGCGGCCACCGGCTTCTACCAGGTCAACGAGGCGAAGCGCGGCGATATGCTGGTGCTGCAGATCCCGACGCCGGGCCGGGAGTGCTATTTCCCTAATCACGCCGTGATCTATCTGGGCGATGAGCCGTCACTCGTCAGCGAGCCGGCGCCAAAACTTGGCGGGTCTGGCCCGTTCATTTACCACCACATGCCTGGGCGCCTGGCGGCCCGTGAAATCTGCGGTTGGTCCATGGCCAACCGGATGAAGCTGATCCTCCGGCACAAGGACTACCGCCCATGACGATGCGCACTATCAAGCTCGGCGGGGTGCTGGGCAAAAAGTTCGGCAAAGAGTACCGACTTGATCTCAATGGTATTTACGACGCAACAGCAGCGCTGTGCGCGATGAAGCCCGGCTTTGAGAAATTCATGCGTACGGCGCACGAGCGCGGCATGGTCTTCGCGGTTTTTGTTGACGAGCGGAATGTTAGTGAGCGGGAGCTTGAACTCGTAGGCCGTGCCGAAGGCGACATCCGCATACAGCCGATTATCCAGGGCAGCAAGCAGGCGGGAATGTTTCAGACGCTTCTCGGCGTCGTGCTGATCGTGGCTGGTTTGTTCACCGGCGGCACCACCTCGACCTTGGGCATGGGCTTGCTTGCCGCAGGCGCTGCTGTAGGTCTGGGCGGAGTGGTGCAGATGCTTTCCCCGACCACTAAGGCCAGCGCCGACGGCAAGAACGACGACGGTAACAACCCGAGCTACGGCTTCGGAGGGGCCGTCACGACCATCGCCCAGGGCAATCCATACCCGTTGCTGTATGGCGAGCGCGAGGTCGGCGGGGCAGTTGAGTCTGGTGGGATCTACACCCAGGACAACATTTGATTTATTTAAATTCTGTTTCTGTGTTTATGAGGTTTACTGCCACCCGAATCGTTTTTGTTTTTTGAGTCTAAAGAGGAATTGAGTTTTTCAATTGCCTTAATGGCCAACTCGGATTGAGCCAGATATTCATGTTCCTTAGCGGCTACGGCTCTTTGTTTGATTTTTATTGTGCCTAAAGCTGCGTTGCTTTTACGGACGTCTTCAAAATGTTTTAAAGACAATCTTGCAGCTTCTTCGCTGTTGCAGGTGGTGTGAATAAAAGTACCTTCTTTGACATACCAAACCTGCTTTGTACCTTCAGGTTGATCAGCGAGATCAAGTTCTTCTACATGGAATATATTGGTCATTTAGGCGCTCCTTGTCATTGGTGTGCCTGTATACCAATAAGTACAATCAAACGCCAAATTTTTGATACTTCACAACCCGCTTCGGCGGGTTTTTGCATTCTGGAGGGCGCATGAGCGCAGGAGCAAATAAGGCGTGCCGCGCTGCACCTCGCAAGTGCCGGGTTGTTATTGGTAGCAAGGGTGGCCAAGCGAAGCAGAAGCAGCCGAGCATTGCCTCCAACAGCGTGCCGTCCGTCTCCACCGCTCGCATCCTCTACCTGTGGAGCTGGGGGCCGATCGTTGGCCCGGTTGACGGCTTGCGGTCCGTCAAGCTGAACGGCACTGCAATCCAGTCTCCGGACGGCACGATCAATTACCCAAGCGCAAAGTGGCAGTTCCGCAATGGTGAGCTGAATCAGGAGCGCCTCGAGGGGATACAGGAATCCAGTAACGAGATCGACGTCAAGAAAGAGCTGGTCTTTGGCACGCCGTGGCTGCACACCATCACCAACTCAATGATCGACGCCGTGCGCATCCGTCTGAGCTGGCCAACGCTTCGTAGTCAGGACGCCTCCGGCAACATCAATGGCGTGCGGATCGATTACGCGGTCGACATCTCCATCGACAACGGGCCCTATGTGCAGGTGCTGGCGTCGGCTGTAGATCGCAAGAACATCACTGAGTACGAGCGAGCGCATCGCCTCGATCTGCCGGCCGGTAGCCGCTGGACCATTCGTGTTCGCCGCCTGACCCCGAACGCTAACTCCGATTTGGTCGTAGACCAGATGATCGTCAAGGCGATAGCGGAGGTCGTCGATAGCGATCAGGAATTCCCGCTCACCGCGGTCAGCTGCCTTGAGTACGACGCTCAGACTTTTGGCGGAGACATCGCAAAAATTGCTGTGCTGATGCGCGGGCGCATCATCCGTGTGCCGACCAACTACAACCCCGAAACCCGCACTTATGCAACCTCTGGTACCGGGACAAGCAACGGCATCTGGGATGGCACCTTCAAGGAGGCCTATACCAATAACCCGGCCTGGATCTTCTACGACCTGGTGCTGCATCCGTATTACGGCCTCGGCGACCGAATCGACGCGACAATGATTGATCGCTGGTCGCTGTATCGAATCGCTCAATACTGCGACCAGATGGTTCCGGATGGGAAGGGCGGCCAGGAACCGCGCTTTACGTGCAACCTGTACTTCCAGAAGCAGGCCGAGGCCTATGCCGTTCTTCAAGACCTCGCATCGATCTTCCACGGCCTGGCGTATTGGGACGGCAGCCAGATCGTGGTCAACGCGGATATGCCCGGCGACCCGGTTTACACCTACAACCAGACGCAGATCCTGAACAACGGAGCCATCAAGTACGAAGGCACCCGCGCGCGCGATCGGCACACCCTCTACATGGTGTCCTGGGACAATCCGGATCAGGGTTTCGAAACCGACAAGGAACCGGTGTTTGATGATGAAGCCATGGTTGAGCTGGGCGGCATCGTACGTGACACCGATGTCGGCGCGATAGGTTGCACATCCCTGGGGCAAGCACAGCGCGCCGGGCAGTGGGCCGCGCTCACTGAAAAGCTGCAAACGCAGGGCGGGGTCTTTCGTGTGGGCTTGGATGGTGACATTCCAAAGCCTGGCCAGGTGATAGCAGTGGCAGACCCTATGCTGGTTGGTAGGAACAATGGCGGCCGAATAGCAGCTGCAGTTGGCCGCTTGGTAACGCTTGATCGCGATACCGTGGTGCCGGTCGGCGCTCGGCTGATGGTCAATCTACCCAGCGGCAAGTCGGAGGGCCGCGTGGTGAAGTCGGTTGTCGGCCGTGACGTGACGGTTATGGCAGATTTCAGCGAACAGCCTCAGGCCGAGTGCGGTTGGATTCTCGACTACGAAGATCTGAAGCTCATGCAGTTCTACGTCCGCAACGTCACGCGTCCGGAGTGGCACCAGTTTCAGCTCGAAGTGATTCAGCACGACCCCAGCAAGTTCGACGCGATCGATAACGGCGCCGTGGTGGATACCCGGCCAATCACCGGTATCCCCGTGGGCACGCAGGATGCGCCGGCGCGCGTGATGTTGAGCCAGCACGTCGTGATCGAGCAGGGCATTGCGGTAACTGTCATGTCGATCGCCTGGGATGCCGCTCCAGGGGCGGTTGCTTATGACGTCGAGTGGAAGTGGGGCGCCCGCGAATGGATCACCGTACCTCGCACCGCTGAGCAAATGGTTGACGTACGCGGGATCTACTCCGGACAGTACATGGCGAGGGTGCGCGCGGTCAGCGCGCTCAACGTTTCGTCTATTCCTACCACGTCAGCTCTGACCAATCTGGAAGGCAAGGTCGGGTTGCCGCCAGCGGTGTCGTCGCTCACCACCACCAGCGAACTGTTCGGCATCGGCATCAAGTGGGGCTTCCCTGCTGGCGCCGAGGATACTCAGCGTACCGAGCTATGGTATGGTCCGGCCAATGACCTGACAACAGCGACCAAGCTGGCAGACCTGGCATATCCGCAGGCCGACTACCGCATGCAATCGCTGCTGGCGGGCGCAACCCTGTTCTTCTGGGCGCGCCTGGTGGACCGCACCGGCAACATTGGGCCGTTCTACCCGGTGGTCAATGGAGTTATGGGCCAGGCCAGCTCGGATGCTGGGCCGATCCTTGAACAGATCAAAGGGCAGATTGACGAAACCGCGCTGGGCCAGCACCTGAATGACCGAATCGACCTGATCGACGGAAACGGACCAGGCTCGGTGAACGGTCGCATTGACGCGGCCAAGGATGAGCTTGAGCAGCTGATCGGGGAGGTGGTGGATGCGCTGGAGTACGTGCCGTCTAAGGCGTACGTGCTCAACGACATCGTTCGCATGGGCCAGCACCTGTACCAGGCCAACGGCGCGGTGCCGGCGAACAACCCGCCACCGAACGCCACCTATTGGACCGACATTGGCACAGTCACACAGACGGTCAACGCCCTGGTGACCCAAGTTCAGCAGAACTCGGCGACGATTAGCCAGCACGGCCAGGATATCACCGCCCAGGCCTCGCAGCTGAACGCGGTGAAGACCACGGTGAACGATCCTGTCACCGGCGTAACTGCCACGGCCAGCGGGCTGAGCACCCTCAAGGCCACGGTGACCACGCTCGATGGCAAGGTCACCACCACTGCGCAGCGGGTCGACGGCATTTACCTGCAGGTCAACCCGCCGCTTCAGGGTGACGACAGTGCACTGATGGGCTCAGAGGCAAGTTACGTTGGTGTCTGGTCTACGCAGTCGGCAATCATTGAAGGCGACCTTGTTCAAGGTCAGCGCATTGACACAGTGGAAACCAATCTCAACGGCAACACACTGGCCATTCAGACCAACG